TCCGGCGGCGCGAGGGTCGTGAAGGCGACGTAGAGGTGGTCGTCGGGATCGAGCGGGTCGGGCAACGGGCCGCCGTCGCCACCGGCGTCGGCGAACACGTCGTCGTAAGGGCCGACGCCCCATCCATTGCCGTCCTTCGTGGTGGCGCCGGTGATGGTGAAGGTGACGGCCGCGTTCTCGATGGTGAAGTCACCGATGACCCCGCCCTGGAGGCAGGGAAGCAGGAGGTACCCGAACGCACCGGCGGCGCCCGAGCAGGCCACGCCGGGGACGCCCATCCACACCTCGAGAGCGAAGCCCTTGTCGCACGAACTCACACCGGAGTTCATGCGGAAGCCGATGGCGTTGCCGTCAGCGTCGAGCACGACGGGCTGGCCGGTGATGAGCGAGAAGAGGCAGGGCGTCACGTCGCAGAAGGTCAGCTCGTCGCCGTAGCCTTGGAACTCCGGGCAGCCGGTGTCGCGGACGCAGGTCTTGCCATTGGCGTTGGTGACGACGATCTCATCGGGCGTGTTGACGGTGGCGGTGAGGGCGACCGAGACGAAGCCCTCGGTGACGACCGAGTTGTCGGGTCCGTAGGCGGGCGTGCAGCACCCGTCGAGGCCCGTCACGCGCATCGTGCGGCCTCGGACCAAGGGGAAGGACGTGGCAGGCATGAGTTCCTCCTGGTTAGCCGCAGGTCACTTCGAGCTTGCCGACGAGGCACTCGAAGATGGGGACGAAGATGCGCTCGGCAAGAGCGCGGGGCGGGTGGAGCACTCCGGCGCCATCGGTCATCGCCGGGACAGAGAAGGTCATGACCGGGCCACGGAGGACCGTGATCTGGCCGGTGACGAACATGGTGCCCTCGCTCGCCTGGTCGAACGGGATGGTGACCGGCGTGGTCAGCGGCACGACCTTCGCCCCGGTGCACGTGGTGAGTGAACCATCCCCATCGCGGCCGAACATGCCTGGCCCGCACGCACAGCCCAAGACGATGCGTGGGATGAGCAGCGTCGGCACGCCGCCATAGACCGTGGCGGCGAACGCCTCGGCGGCACCGATGCCGGAGCCGATCGGGAGCGGGCCACCCAGGTCCACGGTGTCGGGATCAGCTTCCAGACGGGCGGCGACGATGTAGTCGAGCATCCGGCTTTCGCCGTAGGCCAGGCGACGGGCAGCGCGGGCGTAGCCCTCTTCCAGCGTCTGCATGTCGCACTCGACCCCGGCGTACACGGCGACGGGATCGGCCACGATCCACTGGGGCACATCGTCGAAGACCTTCTTGGCCCCAGTCGCCGAACACCACTCGGTCCACTCAGCCGCCTCGGCGCAAGCGTCCGTGGTGGCCTCGATCCCGAGCAGTTCGTGGCCGGTCACGTCAATGACGCGCGCGGCCGAGAGGATGCCGCCGACGAGTGGCTCGGGCGGAGCCAACTCATACGGCATCCGGGGTGCGATTGCTGTCATTGGCTTCCTCCCTTCCGCTCAGGTCGCCCCGGAGGGACCGGGCAGGGGTCCCACCCTCCGATCCCTCCGGGATGACGCTCGTTACGACGCCGTGCCTGCGGTCCAGGCGGTGCCGTTCCAGTAGGACCGTCCGCCCGTTCCGGCGGTGGCCGTCTGGACGTACTGGCCCGTCGTCCACGCCGTGTTGGGCGAGGCGGTGAGGCCGGTCATGGCCGCAGGGCTTGCCGGGGGCGTCGAACCAGACGGAGTGAACGTGCCGGGGGTTCCGGCCGTGGCTCCGGTGGCTGCTACAACGCCGCCCCCACCGCTAGGGAATGTGGCGCATTCGGTGATGTCGGCGGCAGCGGTTCGGCCGCTGACGCAGATGGGCACCGTGACGCGGCAGGTGTGCGTGCAGCGCTGGACGGCGAGGATGCCCTCTTCCATGAACAGCGCCGTGAACACGTTCTCGGCCAGGCCAGCGGAGTCGTAGACGGCGTCGATGTTGATGACGTCGGCCCGGCCCCGCACCCAGGTTCCCGCCGGGTACATGAGCGCATCGACGGTGGCGGGCACCGTCACTTCGCACAGGTCCACGACGAGGTCCTGCCAGTCGTAGACCCACTGGACGTGCATGTTCCGGCTGGCGAACCAAGAGTCCAACTCGGCGTCAGTGATGTTCCGGTTGGTGTTGAACGCCCGGCGGCTGAGGTCGGCGCGGATGAGCGGCTTGACCCAGAAGGGGAAGACGACCTCGATCGTCTGCGTCTGGCTCATGCGGTAGCGGTAGCGCATGCCTACCGCCAGCAGCTCCAGCATCTCCATGCTGATGGTGAGCGCACCGGCGTCATCGAGCACGACCGGGGTGCCGGTCGAGGCGGCGATCTGGTCGAGCATGTACTTGTTGACCTTGTGCTGCTGGGCGACCAGCGCGCCCTCCATGAACCGGCGGACCAGCTCGGGGTAGGCGGCGTTGGTCAGCAGCGGCGTCTTGACGCAGAGGCCGATGGCGTCGAGGCGAATCTCGTCGAAGGGCGGGCACTCGACCATGCAGCAGTCCTTCTGCGCCGTCCCGGCGATCGCCTCTGCCTCGGTGAGGAAGAAGCCGCAGGCGTCGTAGATGTCGCTGAAGTCGGGGCCGGGCGTCCAGCGGATGCCGCCTCGGGTGATGTTGACCTCGGGAGCGTCGAGGATGCCGTCGACCGTCTCGAACTGACAGAGGTCGTACAGCGTCTCGGACGGGGCGCACCAGCCACCGGCGGCGGTGAGCGACCCGCCGGGCAGGCGAGCCTCGCTCCCCGCTGCCCAGACCAGGCCGTAGTCGTCGTGCACCTTGGCGTCCTGCGACAGGTCGTCGAAGCCACCGAGGCGGATGGTCGCCGCGCCGTAGCGGTTCCGCATCGGGTGGTCACCGATGCGGCCGGTGGGCAGGCCCTTCATCCGAGCCATGACGGCGGCACACACGGCGTCGAGGCCGTCGAGCGGAGCGCCGGTCGGAATGCCGGGCACGTCAGCGGCGGCGGTCAGCGTGGCCACGGCAGGCGTCCGGGGCGGAGCAGCGACCGGAGTGGTCGTGTTCGCCGCGGCGCGCCGGGCAGGCGACTGGCGGGAGGGCGCTGCCGAAGCGGGCACCAGCTCGGGCGTCACCGTCTCGACCGCGACGGGGGCGGCTTCGGGAGCGGGCGCGGGAGCGGGAGCAGCGGCCTCGGGACCAGGCTCGGGCGGTGGGGCGTTGGGATCGGGCGGTGGATCGGGTGGCTCCTGGGGCGATTGTGCCTCGACCACCTGCACCAGGTTCGAGATGCGGTCACGGCGGCCGACAGCGTGCGCCTCGGCGACGCGCTGGGCTTCCCGCGCCCGGGTGATCAGCGGGGCGATCCGCTCGCCCTCGGCCAGGACGTCGTCGGCAGACGAGTCGCTGATGTCGAGTGCGCGGAAGGCATCGAGGCCGCTGTCGATGAGCGCCTGGAGATCGGCGACAGACAGCTGGTCAAGGTTCTCCGGGAGTTCAAACGGCATGAGGGCCTCCGACGGGTTCCGAGGGTGGACAGGGGGAACCGCCAACCACACCGGCCCTTCGGGGCCTGGTCGCCTGGGAGCTTCGCTCTGGACCAGACGGGTTGCTGAGCGCGGACTGTAGCGCAGCCCGCGCCCGTCAATGCAAGGGTCAGACCTTGGCTAGCTGGTAGCGGCCGCCTTCCTTCCGCACCACCGCCAGCGCTGCCGACAGCGAGTCGACCTGCTTCGTGGCCCCCGCCTTGGTCGTCACGATGTAGACACGCTTCTTGCCACAGCCGCAGCCCATCGGCTCACCCTACGGTTTCGAGTAGGCGGCGGGCACGCTCGGCCCGGAGGGCGTCGGTGATCTTCTCGGCCCGGGCCTTGCGGTCCCGGCGGTCGAGCGCCGCCGTGACGCCCTTCTCCACGACCAGTTCGATCCGGCCGTAGCTCACGTTGGGATCGACGGTCACAATGGCCGCCGCCGTGAGCGACAGAACCAGGTCGCCCGAGGCCGCCATCGACACGCGGGGGATGGGAAAGCCGGGGACGTTCACCACCAGCGCCCCGACCAGCTCGAGGTTGCCAGCGATGCGGCGCCAGTCGCCCGACAGCGCTCCGGCCTTGACGGCGTGGACCTGATCGTCGGTGACGCCGGGTCGGGTGGCGCCCGCGACCCAGATGCCCCACTCGTCCTCGCCCGCGGCGACGTCGGCCACGACCGTGCCGGTGTGGTCGTAGTGCCGCACCGTCTCGTTGGGGCTGAGGTCGTCCCCGGCGTGGCCGGTGTTCATGGTGATGTTGCCGACCGACACCGCGCCGCCCGCCGTCTCGACCTCGCCCGTTCGGAAGTAGGCGTAGTCGTGGGTGGAGCGCGGCGCCGTGACGCACTGCTTGTCGATGCCGACGTGGCACGTGTCCCACGTCGCCAGGTGGCCGGACACCTGACCATCGGACGTGACCGTGAGCGGCATGGGGCCGGTGAAGCCAGGGTCTTGGAACCATTCCAGGGGCGGGAGCATGTCGTCCTCCAGTTGGGATGCGGCATCGAAGGCAGCGAGCACGGCCAGGAGTTCGGGCGAGTCGAGTTCTACGTCGATGGTCTCGGCTGCGGCGACGGCGGCGTGACCATGCTTACCCCGGTGCGGACCTTGGTTGGGCCAGTAGCCCAGCGCGACGTAGTGCAGGTTGGCGCAGGTGCCGTCGAGGTAGCGCTTGTTGTGTATGTACTTGCCGAGCTGACGGCGGCAGCGGTTGAAGTCCCCGGGCGCGCCCCAGCCGATCTTGGCCCGACCCTTGCCCCTGGTCCAGTACGTCCGCAGACGCTGCGTGTCGCGCGGGTTGGTGATCCAGCCCGGCGCGTCGTGGGTGCCGGGAGGACTGGTGGACTTCGGCCACGCCACCAACGAGGCCTCATCGAAGGAGGCGGCGAGGCTGTCGGGCGGGTCTTCCTTCAAGGTCGAGTAGAGGCCGCGCAGCGCCCGGCGGGCCTTGGCCTTCTGCTCGGCGGGTGCGTTCACGCCGCCGCGGGCGCCAGCCAGAGCAGCCGCAGCGGCGTGAACACCGGCCCGGTTCACGGTCCCGGTGGGGGTACGAACCGGAAGCTTGCACTCGCCCTTCGACGTGGGCGCGCCGCTGTGCAGATGGATGAGACAGGCCCGGTGCCACTGCTCGATGGAGTAGTCAGCGGCTGACCAGTTCGACCACGGCTCCTCGCTGATGGCCGCGGTCACATCTCCCAGGTTGCTACTAGCCGGGCTAGTAGTTGGGACATGGCCGGTGCGCTCGGCGCCCCACCACAGCTCCACGCCGTCGAGCATGACCGAGCGCGGCGCGGTGTCGGGTGGAGCGACGCCGTAACCGAGGGTGACGTGCGGGATGAAGTGCGGGCGGGTGTCGTGGGGCGATGAGGCCGTGCTCGCCAACGACCGCTGGAGCGCGGCCAGTTCCGGCGCCTCCAGGATGAGGACGGTGGCGGGCGGGTCGTCGTCGCCCAGTGTGGCGACGCCGCTGACCTTGGCCTCGGCCGACAGCGACTGCGTCTCGACCCAGTGCGTCAGCGTGTCGCGCAGGCTCTGCGCGTTCTCGTCGGTGTGGCCGTAGTAGCCGAGGGTCACATGCAGATCGTCGGATGGGAGGCCACCCTCCATCGCCAGACGGTCGGGGTCGGCGAGCTTGGCCACGACGGCGATCGACGTGTGCGGGCTGTCGACGGCGGCGGCCAACGACGCGTTCACGTCGAGGCGGCAGCGGCAGTTGATCCAGACCTCGGGCGGACCGACAGGCTCGCCGGGATACTGCAACGGGTAGCCGCCGACGTTGAACGCCTGACCGGCGGCCGCCGTCTGGCCGTGCAGCGGCACGTGCATCTCGCGCACGCGCTCGTCCTGGCGCGTGCGCCACGTGAAGCTCGACCCCGGTTCGGCGGCGGCGACGGTCGCCGCGTTGACGGCGGCGGTGACGATCCACTGCGCCACGAGCTCAGGGTCGGACTCATCGGTGGTGGCGTCGACGGCGCCGGTGATGGAAGCGGCGAAACCCTCCACCTGAGCCTGAATGTTCTCGGGCGCGCTGGCCGGGTCGAGTTCGTCCCACGCCGAGGCGAACAGCTCCTCGGCGATGAGGTGGAGGGCCCCGGTGCGCTCGGACGGGTCGTCGGCCTTGATGGCGCGGGCGACGGCGGCGGAGATGCGGCGCACGGCAGTGTCGTTGTCCATGCGGCCTCCTAGTCGGCGGCGGTCAGCGCCACCGGCCGAGAGCCGATGAGCGCGGCCATGACGACCTGGCTGTGATCGCGGTGACTACCCAACAGCCCCCGCACGTAGAAGTCGAGCGTGGCGATGACGCCATCGGCGTCGTCGGTGTAGGGGTCGAGCACGTCGTAGGCACACTCCCACGCTCCGGCCAACAGCTTGTCGGGGTCACCGGTCAGCTTCTTGTAGACCTCGGTCGGCGTCATGTTGGACGTGTCGGTGCGGGGGTGCGCGTTGCGGAGACGGTTGCCCGCGCGTTCTAACGCGCGGTACACCAGCACGTCGCAGGCGGCGGCGAGGCTCGACTGGTCCCGCACGGCGCGCTGCTCGGCGCGGCGGCGGCTGGGCGGGTTGCGGTTCGGTAGCTCCGGCGCGGTGTCGGTGCGCTTGTCGTCGGGCGGCGGCGCGTTCTCGCCACCGGATTCGGGGAGCAGACCCAGGTCGGCACCGAGGAGGTGGAGCGCGGCCTGAGTCTGCTCCGGGCTGGTGGAGCCGGTGGCGATCTTCCGCAGGAGCCAGATGCGGACCTGCTCGTCACCGGGCGCGTCCTCCTGCTGGAAGCCCGTCTCCCGGCGCAGGGCGATCCCGCTCAGCTCGCCCCGGTCGTAGAGCTCGATGGCTTCCTGGCTCCGGTTCGGGCGCAGGCGGATGCCGGACGTGTCGGCGATGACGAAGTAGTCCTCGGCGTCGGGGACGAGACCCTTCAGTGCCGGTTGCAGGTACTGCTCGGTGAGGGCGTAGGCGATGATGGCGAGCTTCGGCTCCAGGTGGGCCTTGACCGCGGATTCCTCCGAGAGCCACGCGTTCCAGTGGTTGGCGTCGGCCACGCCCAGCAGGACCTCGGGCGGCACGTCGAGGCCGAGGGCGAGCCGCTTGATGGCGGCGTCGCGCATCTCGACGACCTTCTCGTCCAGGTCCGTCCAGAACTTGATCCACTCGTTCTTGCCGAGCGAGTCGGTCGGCACCATCGCCACGATCGGGACCAGCGCCGAGGGGTCCTCGGGGTTCTCGATCGGGGTCATCATCGCCTCGGCCAGCATCTTCATGAAGTGCGTGGCCGGGGAGGCAGCGGGGTCGGCTCCTGGGGGCACCGGGAAGTCGACCTCGTTGGACAGGAACAGGATGCCGTTGCCCGCCAGCCGCGACCGCACCTGGGCGTTGATGTGCGCGTCGTAGCTGCGTATCTGGCCGAGGGTGTTGAGGTTGGCCCGTACCGGACTGTCCGGGCGGGTGGGGTCGCGGGGGTGCGGCGTCCACACCCGGATCGTCAGGTCGCTGGCGCTCAGGGCCATCGGCCCGCCCTCGGTGCCGAAGTCGGCCTGGAGGCGCTGGGTGCCCGAGGCGCCGTTGCCCAACTGCGTCACCTTCCCGGCGGCCAGGCAGTTCCAGTCGTCGTGGGCGGCGCGGTTGACGATGTAGACCTCACCGGCGACGGTCGTGTGGATGCCGAACAGCTGGAGCATCTGGGCCTGGCCCTGCGGCCCGCCGTACAGCGCTTCCATCGCCTCGGTGGCCGGGTCCTTCGGGTCCATGATCGGGACCAGCATCCGGCCCTCGCGCTTGGCCGGGACGAGGTTCGCCCGTGAGAGCACGTTCCCCGTCCACTGAGCCACGTAGCGCAGTTCGCCCGTCGTCTCCCAGAAGTTCCACGCTGAGTTCTGCCAACCCTCGGGTCGGCCCGCCATATTCCGTGAGGAAGTGGGCAGGCGGACGGCCGAGGCCACGAAGCCGCTGGGGACCTTCAGCGGCGCTTCCGGTGTCCGGGTGCGCGCCATTGGGCGACGAGCGTAGACCCGTCGCTCACGCCGCCACCACGGCGGCCAGCTGCGCGCCGAGGAAGGCGGTGTAGGCGGGCGGGATGGCCTGGGTCATCTCGTCGCCCGTCATCCAGTGAATCCCCATCGCCGCCGCGCTCAGCTCCCGCCGCACCCGGTACGTCCCGACCTCGACGGTGTAGCGGGCGTTGCGCCGGTTGCTGGCCGGGGGGAAGGCCCGCACCCGCGAGTGGTTGCACACCGAGCCGACCAGGGCGACGTTGGACTCGAACAGGCGGTGGCGTTTGACGTAGAGGCCGAAGCTCGACCCGCACACCTGCACCGGGTCGATCAGCGGCGCGCCGGGCACGTTCTCGATCACCCACGGCCCGTCGAAGAATGAACCGATCATTCGTCGCACCGGCCCGATGAGATCGACGGCGCGCGAGTTCACGCCGGGACGGCGCCGGTAGGCCGACCACGCCTGGCACGGCGGCGAGGCGTGGATCACGTCGAAGTCGGCCAGGAAGTCAGGGCGCCTGAGAATCGCCAGGGCGTCGGCGCGGAGGAAGTCGAACGGGTAGCGGGGCTGCGCCTCGATGTCCACGCCCACCACGTCGAAGCCCGCTCGGGCGTAGCCGACCGAGCACCCGCCCGCCCCGCAGAAGAGGTCGAGCAGCCTCACCGAAAGAGCTTCCCGCACGCCATGCACTGGCTGGCGTAGCCCATCCACCGCTCGTCACCGTGGATGAAGCGGATGAGGTAGGAGGGGTGGGCACAGTGACGCTGGTACCGGCGCGACCACCACCAGCGGAACATCAGCCGCGGGCGTCGGGCGGAATGTCGCGGGCGCACAGGAACGCCGCCAGCCACGCCACGGCGAACCAGACGTTGGCGAACCACCATGTCCAGTGCAGGCCGGTGCCCCACGCCCAGGCCAGGTCGACGAGCGCCACCCACGGCGACATGCACCAGGGGCACTCGACCAACGACTCGTAGCTTGTAGGGGCGCGGCGGACGTAGAACTCGCGAAGTTTCGCGACCGGCGGGAAGTCGTCGTCGATGAGCAGCCGGGTCATGCGGGCCACGGCCAGCACGCCGACGACGAAGGCGGCGACGATGGTGACGGGCTGGTCGAGGGTGACGGTGACGTCGGCGTAGGTCATCGGTGGGCGTTCACGTGGTGGTAGACCTCCCGGCCCTCGGCGTCGGGCGGGCACACGGCGCAGCGGGTCCAATGCCCGGCGCCCCACACGGCGTCGTTCATCGGTGTGAAGCGCAGGTCGCGGGCGGCGTCGGTCTCACGGATCATGCGCTCAGCAGGAGGACGTAGGCCAACAGGAGGCACACCCCGGCGAACACCAGCCACCACTCGTGGCCCCTCGGTATCCGTGTCACACCCCCGGCGTATCGTCGGTCATGACGCCACCACGCTCAACCCGGCGGACTCGGCGCGCTGGCGCAGCGAGGCGGGGGTGGCGATGTCGGCCCGGGCGTGACGGCCGAGCAGGTTGGTCGCACCGTGGACGAGGGCGTCGAGGCGGTTGGGGCTGAAGGTGTCCTCATACGGGCGCCAGCTGGTCTGCTCCTCCTCGAGCTCGGTGAACACGCCGACGTGGTGGACCCGGTGCTGCTCGTAGGCCCCCACGATCGGCTCGGCCCGGATGGCCTTGCCCCGGCGCGACGTGACCAGCAGGATGCGCTTGGTCACCCCCGCCGACTGCAACGTGTGGCGCACCATGTCGCCGCCGTAGTTCTTCTCGGCGACCACGGCGTCGGCGGCGAACTCGTCGTAGGCGGCGTCGACCGCCTTGGCCCACCCCAGCGGCGAATACCGTCCGCTGCGGTCGGCCAGCACGTAGAGCTGGTTGTCGAGGAAGCCGATGACGACGATGCCGGTCTCGTCGCTCGACTTGTTGGCGGTACCGGCGGGGTCGACGGCCACGACCACGCGGGTCAGCTCGGGGGCGAAGGGCACCCGGTCCGGCTCGATGAGGTCGTAGGTCCACAGCGCCCCCTCGATGTCCTCCAGCAGCTCGCCGTGAATCTCCTGGCGGCCCAGGCGCGTGCCCTCGTAGCGGGCGATGACGATGTCGGCGAAGGTGGGGGCCAGGTTGTCGATGTTGTCGTAGGTGGACGCCGTGGCCAGGCGCGTGCGGGGATCGCCGACCACCGCCTTCATCCACTTGCGGGGCTTGGGCGTGGTGGTGGCGCAGATGCGGGGGCGGCGCCCGATGCGCAGGCCGAACAGGAGGTTGTCCCACGCCTCCTGGATGAGGGCCCAGTGGGCCGGTTCGTCGATCCAGGCGTAGCCGTGCTCGGGGCCGCGCAGGCGGTCGGGTTCCTCGGCCGAGTACGTCGTCCCCACGGCGCCGTTGGGCCAGGTGAGGCGGCGCTTGGACGGCTCGTAGGCGGGGCGGAAGTCCGGCGCCGCGATGGTCAGCAGGCCCGACTCCCCTTCGAGCATGATGTCGCGCACGTCGGCGCCGGTGGCCCCCACGATGGCCAGGCGGTGGGTGACGGTGGCCATGCGGTGCGTGTACTCCGACCCGGCCCTGGTCTTCCCGGCCCCCCGGCCCGACTTCAGCAGCCACACCAGCCAGTCGGTGTCGGTGGGCGGGCGCTGGTCGGCCCGGGCGTGGTTCCACTCCCAGGAGCCGTGGGGCTTGCCGTTGCAGTCGGGATCGGGGCAGTAGAACGGCCGCCACGCCTCGTTGCGGGCGGCGTGCAGCTTCTCCAGCGCCTTGGCCTGGGCCGCCGCACTCCACCCCTTGTAGGCCAGCGGGTCCACGGTCGCCGTCACGGTGGGCTCCAGACGCCGAAGTGCCCCAGCCACTCGAGCTGGTCGGGCGGCACCCCCTCGGCGGCCAGAGCGTAGGCGGTGGCCCCCCGCAGGTAGCGCACCACCGTCAGCCCCCGGCGCGAGGCGTGGTCGCGGACGATGACGAACTCCCCCAGCGGCATCTCCATGGAGACCCGGCGCCGACCGGGCTGTTCGGCCACGATCAGGGCCGGGACGCGGCCCAGCACGCGGCTGCGCCAGGTCCGTTCCCGGGTGTCGAGGGCGTCGAGACCGGCGTCAATCCACGCCGCCAGGGAATCCGGGTCCGTCAGCGCCGGGATCGGTGGCGTCGGCGGCGACGGCGTCGATGACGGTGGGGTCGATGTCGACAACGGTGGCCTCCAGCGCCCGCAGGTCCTTCATGGACGTGGCCGTCATGCCCGCCACCCAGGCGTCGATCTCCGCCGCCGTGGGGGAGTGGACCACGACCTCGGTGGGGGCGTCGAGGCCGTGGAGGCGCACGTGGCGGTCGATGATGGCCAGCGCCACCTTGGCCGCCGGGAGGTGCTCGGCGTGCTCGGGGTTGGTGGCCTTGGCCCACACCCCCCGCAGCAGGCGCTCCAGCCGGGCCGCCTCCTCGCCCCGCAGCTGGTCGCGGGAGTGCTCGGTGGCGGTGGCGGCCAGGGTCGTCTCCACCGCGCTTCGGGCCGCCTTGGCGTCGGCGAAGGCCAGGGCCTCGGCGATCTCGCCGTAGGAGGCACCGGCCAACCTCAGCGCCACCGCGGCGTTGCCGTTGCGCGCCCGGCGCGACGGCCCCTTGCCGTCGACGTGGTCGTCGTACATGGCGACCTCGGCCACCCTCGTGGCCTCATCCACCGGGGCGCACCACCACGTCGTCGCTCACGGTGGCGGCGGCCCGTTCCCGGTAGCGGGGGTAGAGGCGGTCGCGCTTCACCTGCTCGCTGAGAGCGAAGGCGGTGTAGCCGGTCATGGTCCAGCCCCGCTCGGCCGCCCGCTTGGTCGCCTCCACGTAGACGTGGATCGGGACCCGGATGGTCAACCGTCGACGGACCCCCATGGACGGCATCGGCACGGGGCCACCTTACCGCCGCCAAGCTGGCGCACTTTCATTTGACGGGTGGTCGCCTGCCCCCCCCCTACGGCACCCGCCAGACGTCTCCGAGGCCCCGGAGCGCGCCGCAGTCCTTGCACCGGCGCATCCCGGTCGAGGCGAGGACCTCGTAGCGGACGTGGCCGCAGGGATGGTCCGCGCTCGGCGCCACCACCCCCGTCAGCGAGTCGCCCGCGACGGGCACCACCGCCCGCAGGCGAGGCGGGTCCCGCGTGATCCGGGCCGCCAGGGCATCCGCCTCGGTAGCGGAGTCAGCACGCTTCGTGGTGGGGTGCCTACCCTTAGCGTCAGCCACGTCGGCCTTCTCCGAAGGCAAAAGCGCCCGTTCGAGGGTCGCCTCCAACCACCGCCGCAACGGTAGCCCGGCGTCGTCGGCCCGCGCCTGGGCGCGCTCCATGGCCATGAGGGACAGCCGCACGGCGAGCGGCGGTCCCTTCGTCTGGGGTCGTGTCATGCCGTATACGGTATCCCTCCATCCCGTACACGTGTACGGCTTAAGTGGCCCTTCCGGTATACCGCTGGGGTTCCCGTATACGGATGCGGGTGGGGTTCGCCTGTCGCGGGGCGGCGGCAGGTTGGGGGTTGGAAACGCAGGTAGCGCAGGCAGCTAGCGAGCGAGGAGCCGGGCCGGGCACGAACGTCCGTTCGCCACCACCCCCCATCGCTCCCGCCGATGGGCGGTATCGCTAGGAGCTCTGCCGGAATCCCGCTAGTCGGTTGCGGCGGCGCCGCCGGGCGGCTATCCTTTACCCAGTGGCCCGGACCGCCCGGACCGCACGAAAGGAACCTGATCACGATGGCTAAGAAGCCGACTCCCGTTGCCCCTACTACCCCCAAAACCCAGCTTGCGCTGGACATCCGCGCTGCCCTGGACAGCATCCCCGACGGCCCGTACTGGGCTACCTATGCCGACATCTGCCTGATCATGGGGCGCCTGACCAGCCACGCGCTGGCCATCGCGTCCGCCGCTAGCAAGGTGGACGGGTTCGTCCGCTGGGACCAGGTCCGCAACAGCGAGGGCGTGTTCCGCGCCATGAAAGGCACCGATGGCGTGGAAGGCCGTCTGTCGGTCGATGCCGCTGGCAAGGTCGTTCGCCACGACACCGCCACGATCGCCAAGTGGGCACGCGCCCGCGGGATCGTGGTCGGCGCCAACGGTCGGGCCGACAAGTCCCAGCAGATCCGCTGGACCGGTACCCAGTGGGTGCTGGTCAAGGGTGGTGCGGCTGTGACCGCCAAGCCTGCCAAGAAGCGGGCTGCCCGGAAGGCTGCCGCCAAGCCTGCCGCCGTTGAGGTGGCGCCCGTGGTGGACGCGCCGGTCGCCGAGGTGGCGCCCGTCGTCGAGCAGGACGCGGAGGTGGTCGCCTGACCAGCGGCCTGACGGGACGGTACCCGCGCTGGATGGGCGCGGGTGCCCCTGGGTGGGCACGGCCGTGAGGCGGTGCCTAGCCAGGGGTAGCCAGGGTGGCTGCCCGTCTCGACCCTGAGGAGGGTCCATGCGTGTTCGTAGTGTGCTGACGGCGCTGTGTGCCAGCGCGGTAATCGGTAGTGCGGTGGTGGCCGGTGTGGCCGGTGCCGCCCAGAGCTCCACGTTCGTGGAGGTTCCCCCGTTCGCGGAGCCGTGGGTCACGGTGCCTGCCCCGGTGGCGCACCGTGCGCCTGCCCCGGCTCCGGCTGCCCCGGTGGCCGATGCCGACACCCGGCCCGACTGTGACGGTGACGTGGTCACGTTCATGGTGGGCGACCCCATCACCTGCGACGTGAACCCGCCGCAGCGCCTGGACATCGTCAACGACGGTGGCGGCGACCCCAGCTGGGGTGGCGACGCCAGCGTGGCGGCGGCCGACGACGACTGCCTGCACCGTGGCGGCACGCCGGTGTGGGTGAACGACGGCTGGTACCGGCTGATCTGCGAAGGGGTGGACTACTGATGGCCGCCCGGAAGCGGGACTGGGCCTTCATCGGCGGGGTGATCACGTGCGCTGCGTGCGTGGTCACCCTCGGGGTGGCTGGCGTCGTCGCCACCCGCGGCCACGACGGCCAGGCCGTCCGGGCCGGGTCGCTGGTCCGCCAGCACGTCACCCCGGCCCAGCGTGAGCTGGCCTGTGCCGAGATCGCCGCCTACGGCGAGGACGTGGCCAGGCACACCTTCAAGGCCAACTTCCTGGCCACGGTGGCTGCCGCCGAACCGGGCACCACCAACGGCTGGTCCGCCGACGAGGCGTGGGACTACGTGCGCAGAGAGCTCCCCTGCTGATGAGCTTCCTCAAGAAAGCGCTGATCGTGGGCGGCATTCCGGTGCGGCCCACCACCAAGAAGAACCGCTACGCCAAGGGCACCATGCGCGCCACCCAGGCGATCGTCCGGCAGGGCGCGGCGGCGGCTGCCGCTGAGCGCCGAGCCGCCATCCAACCGAACCCCACGTGGGTGCCCGGCTGGTACCCCGACCCCACCGGCTCCACCTCCGGGTGGCGCTGGTGGGACGGGGCGCAGTGGACGGAGCACCGGGCGTGATGCGCTGCCAGATGAGTGACTGGACGGACGCGCAGACGTCCGTCCGCTGCACCGGGCGCGCCGCGGCCACCGAGACGTGGCTGCCGGTCCCGACCGGACCGTGCGCCGATGAGCCGCTGGTGGTGCTGCTGGTGTGCAGCTCCCACCGGGAGCGCTCCTGGGCCGACGAGTCGTGGGAGGTGATCACGCTGCCCCTGAGCTCCCTGGCCGCGGTCTGACGGCCCGCCCGGTGTGCGGCTCGCACCCGCCACCTGGCACTACCCCTGAGCTGGGCGCACTTCCCTACCCGCCGCGCGGCGGGTAGAATAGGGGTGTGCCCCCGCCCGGGGGCGCACGGCCCAGCGGCACCCCGCCGCTGGACAACCGGCTCCGTTCGTACCGGAGCCAGAGAGGAACCTGATCGTGAACACCGAGTACCCGAGGGAGATCAACCCCCTCACCGAACCCCACGTGGCCCGGACGGTCACGCTGGCGTGGACCGACCCGGAGCTGGCGGCCATCACCCGCATCCGCTTCGTGGGCGACAGCTGGACCGGCCCGATGGACCTGTCCTACTGCCACGGCACGGCCCGCGACGGCACCCCCGTCCGCGTCCAACTGCCCGTCTACCAGGTCATGGGCGGCCGCTGGATCAAGCCCCAGCTCGTCACCGCAGCGAAGGCCGACGGCATCTTCCTGGCCGGGCTGTGCGGCGGCTCCATCGACGACGTGCTGAGCGTGATCTGGTGACCGGCGAGGAGCGCTACGCCATCGACCTGACGCCATGTCCGCACTGCGGTGCTGACTGGCACGACGCCCCCGAGGTGGGGCGCGGGGCCATCGAGCTGATCCACCGGGACTCCTGCCCGGAGCTCGGCCTGGTGGTGCCGGACGGCCCGGCCGTCCAGCCCAGCGGCCTGGCCATCATCGTCGGCACGATGCTGGGCGTGCTGGCCGTCGTCATCGCCGCCACGATCGGGATGGGGTGGTGGAAGTGACCGCCTCCGACCTGGCCGCGCCCCGCACCGAAGTGCCGGTGTGGTTCATCGTCGTGGGGCTGGTGGTCCTGCTGGCGCTCGCCGCCGCCCTGCCCATCGCCCTGCTCGTGAGCGGCATCCGCAACGGGTTCACCCCCCCGACGTTCCAGTCGCCCGTCGAGTGCGAGTGGAACCCGACGACGGGGCTGTGCTCATGACCCGGCTGGCCTGTGGTCACGACGTGCAGCTCGAGGTGGGCACCCGTGTCTTCAACCACTACGACATGGGCTTCGGGGTGCTGGTCGAACTCGACCGGCACCCGACCCCGCTGGAGCAGGACTGGCATCGCTACCGCTCCGAGGGTGCCACCTACTGGCCCGCCGACAGCCAGACCCTGCTCAACCCCGAGCGCGTGATCTGCGTGCCGTGCGGCGAGCGGCTGGTGGCCAGGACGGCGGCGCGGTCATGAGCGTCACCGTCGAGCCGATCACCTGTGGGGAGAGCTCCAAGATCACCCACGTCGCCATCACCAATCCGGTCGAGCTGATCGCCCGGGTGGAGACGGCCGACAACTTCCAGGCCACGGCGGCTCCGCTGGCCACGGTCCGCTACGAGCACCGGGCGCGCCTCGACGCCACCGGCCAGCGGGGACCGACCAAGGTCCGCATCACCTGGGACGGGGGCATGGAGGAGTCCACCTACGTCATCGACTGGGGCAGCGTGGACTGCGGTCCGGTGGCCCCACCCACGACGATGCCGCCCTGCCCCGAGGGCATGCACTACGGCGCGCCCATCGGCGGTCCGCCACAGTGCGTGTCCGACGCCGTGCCCATCTTCAACCCGGACCCGGCACCGGGCGCGCCCGCGCCCCCCGAGGCCACGACCACGGTGCCGACCATCGCCGATGCGGTCACCGTCACCCCGGAGCCGATCACCAACGTGGTCGTGCTGCCTCGCACAGCGCCGGTCACCACGCTCCCAGCCACCGGCTCCGGGCCGGAGCTCCTCATCGGCACCGCGGTGCTGCTGCTGGGCCTGGGAGGCACCCTCATCCGGGCCACGAGGCGACGGGCGGTGGCCCGGTGAAGGGCGCGCGGTGCCTGGAGCCCGGCGCACCCAGCCCCTTCCCCGACGACTGGGGCACCGGGCGCGCGGGCCGCGCCGCTCGCAGCCGAGCGCTGGCGCAGTGCCGGACCTGCCCGGCGCAGGTGGAGTGCGCCGAGGGCGCGCTGGCGGACTATGAGGCGGGCCTGCCCATGTACGGCATCCGCGGTGGGGTGGCCTTCACCGACGTGAGCAGGCCGGAGGGCGGCGTGAAGCGGCTGCGGCAGGTGGCTGCACCGTGAGCACCCACCGGCTGCGCTGGGCGCACTTGCGCTACCGCCGGGCGGCGGCTAGACTAGGGGGGCACCCCGCGGCCGCGGGGGCACGGCGGGGTTCGTACCCCCGGACAGGAAGGAACCGCAATGGAGAAGGACCTGAGGCTCGACCCGATACGGGTACCGGCCCAGTTCGCCACCGGACTCACGTTCGTCCGCCAGGGCAATGACTGGTGGTACGAGGAGACGGTCCCGGCCCAGCCGGTGCGTGAAGCGCCGGAGCTGGTCACCGAGCAGAAGAAGCGGCGTGGCTGAGGACGCCGAACTACTGGCCCGGCCGGGCGAGCTTGCGCTCGCCTGGCTGTTCGGCCGGTGGTGGATGATCCACGAGGGCCTCGTCGATGACGAGCGGGCGTGCGAGGTGTTCGCCGATGGATGAGTGCCCGCACATGCCGGGCTGCGATCCCGCCTGGTGCACGATCTGCAACGGGCGGGATGCGGCCTACGAGATGGCTGAGAAGGCGAAGGGGCAGAGCGCTCCGAAGCCGGGACCGCGCCGGGACAACCTGCCCGCCGGGGGCACGCTGCCGGAGGTGGCCTACGAGCCACAGTTCTCCGGGGCCAGGTGGGAGCGGCAGTGGCTGCGGGACGGGCGACCGATCCCGACACCGGGGGCGCGCAAGCCGCAGCCCCAGCGGATGCGGTCACGGGAGAAGCGGCCAGCGTCCGACCACGACTGGCAGGCCCGCCCGCTGGATCAACCGGGCGGGGCCACCGCAGCCGAGAACGACGAGCGCCTGGCCTACCGCCAGCGGGTGATCCGGCGGGCGCAGCGGGAGGCGGACCGGCGGGAGGCGGCTGACAAACGGGCCGAGCGCAGCCGCCAGCGGGCGAAGGCCCGAGCCAGGCGCCGGGGCGCTCCCGTCCCGGCGTGGGCGCACACGCAGTCGAAGCGGGAGACGATCCGGTCCATGGGACCGCCGGACGGTGAGGGTTCGTAGCCCTCACCGCCCACATGACGGGTGCCCGAGTGTGACGGGCAAGACCCGAGTCGGCCACGTCCGGGAGAGACAACCCGGAGCGATGGTCGGCGACTGAAAGCCGGTGGGGCAGAACGGCTCCGTCACCCGGTCGTGCCTGGAGGTTGCAGCCGCCAGGAACGTACACGACCGCTGCCATGACGAGACCGCCCGGCCGGACAGGGAACCCAGGCGCGACGGAAGGAACGGCGCGCCGCACGGCAGCACGTGGTCACTGAGGTGGCTTCTCGACCGGGTTCCCAGGTTCCTTAGCAGTGGAGGGCGCGCGGGCGCGAACCCGCGCGCCCTCCACCACACGCCCGGCTGCGGCCCGCTGCCGCTGCCGGGCACGACCGACCCATCCGGGGTCGGCAGAAGGGAACCAGATGCCTGAAGAGACACCGTGGTGGCAGGTGTACGACAACCTCGTGTTCCTGACCCGCGCCATGGCCGACTCCGACAACCACGACGCCTCCGCCATTGCGGACGCGGTGGAGAAGCCGTGGCAGTACGAGGCCGAGTACCAGGAGTTCCGGGCGTGGGAGGCCCACCTGGCCGAGGGACCGGAGGGGGTGACGAATGACCACGGAAGTAACGGTCGCTGAACTGCCCAACTGCGACCTCTGCTACGCCCTCGACGGGCGCCAGATCCTGGCGTCCTACGACGGCAAGACGGTGAACGGGCCGTGGGCCTACCTGTGCGAGATGCACTTCCACAGCCACGGCACCGGCCTCGGTACCGGCGTGGGCCAGCGGCTGAAGCTGCGGGAGCCACGGTGAGTGAGCCGGGACGGCTGCAACGCCCGACGGTGGTCGTGGAGGGGGTCTGCCCCCTCTGCGGCCTGCCGTCGGCGGTCACCTGCTACGCCGACGAGCTGGCGGTGTGGCGGCACCACAAGGAGACGGGCGGGCCGCTGCGCCACATTCAGTACGCCATGCCCGAGATGAAGCCCGAGGACCGGGAGACGCTGATGACCGGGATTCATCCCGCCTGCTGGGACGACTTCTTCAAGGACCGGGAGTGACGACCTGTGCCGACTGCGGCCGGACCATCCTCCTGCACCGGCCGGGGGCCACGGACGGAATGCGGTGGGCGCACCAGGTGGGGCGCGCTTGGGTCTACACGTGCCGCACGTCGTTCGTGGACCGACGCCTGGTGGCGGCTGACTACCACCACCCGAGGGGCGAAGAGCAGCGTCACTTCGTGGCCCGGCCCCGAGCGGGCGCGCAGTGAGCGCCCGCACCCGCACCGACGCCGAGGCGCTCGACCACCTGGCCTGGCTGCTGTCGGCCGAGGAGTGGCCGGGGGCGAGCGGCATGGAGGACGTCGCCGAGATCGTCGCTTCGACAGGACGTGACCTCGAGCAGCCCGGAGCTGACTGGCCCCGGCACTGAGCATCGGACCAGGGGAGCTCGTACCTCTCCTGGCCCACGATCTGACCACGGTGGTCAGACAGAAAGGAACCAATGGCAAGACCACAGAACGGCACAGCACTACCCGTCGACGACGAGGGAATGCTGAGCTTCGACGTCACCGTCAGCACGCGCATCGGCACGGTCAAGGTCGATCCGCTGGGCGACGAGCACGCCCACGTGGTGGCGTTCAAGCTCATCGCCATGCACGGCGAACCGGGCACGTACCGCTTCCCGATGGAGGACGGGCGCATGTGCGTCGTGACCGTGGAC